TAGACCCGCGCATCGCCGTAGACCTTCGCATTGCCGGAGACCCGCGCATCGCCGTAGACCCGCGCATCGCCGTAGACCCGCGCATCGCCGTAGACCCGCGCATCGCCGTAGACCCGCGCATCGCCGTAGACCCACGCATCGCCGTAGACCCACGCATCGCCGTCGTGAGAAAGGTTTTTCTCTGCCTCGACCCAACCGCCAATATCGCCAGCGGCAACGCCAATCGAAGCGATTGCGACCACCGCGCGGATTTGGTGAAGGGTCCGACCAAAATGGTTTTTCGTCTCGCCCGTGAATTCATACTTGCGGCTCATGCTGCTTCTCCCTTGGCTTGCGGGAAGGCCGCCTTGAGCATCGCGTCATGAGCGAGGTCGTATCCATCAACAGCCGGGCCGTTGGACAGGATCGCCTCGTAATACCGGACGCTGATAAGCTCTTCGCAAATGGCTTCCGAGATGCAGGCGATCTGGCTGCGCTCGATGCCGGTGCCGACAAGCGCCGTGCCGATGGCGGTTGCGCGCTTGATCAGGTCGGTGCGCGCCTCATAGCGCTCCTGAGCCGCTTCACGCTCTTCGGCGGTCTCGCGGTGCTCCCAGCTCATCCGGCTGAAATCCACATTGTCAGGATAGTTGCTCATGGTCTGTCTCCCGTTTCGTTAGGGAGACGTTACCACTCTGGTAATGGCAATTGCAAGCAGAAAATTACCGGGCTGGTAATCGCGTCAATTACGCCTTCTTTTCAGTGAAGCTTTCGAGTGTGCGGCGGGCCTGATCTCGCCGCGCAGCTGGGATGCGCGACCATATATCTACGACATCAGCATCGGCCTTCGGATCGCGGCCTATCAGCTCCCATTCCGCGCAGCGGTAGACGCTCGCCAGCGTCTTGAGGTGATCAGCGTGCAGCTTGCGCTCGCCCTTTTCCAAACGGTTCAGGACGGGCGGCGCCCATCCCGCCAGCCTGGATGCTTCGGCCTGCGTCAGATCGCGGTGTTCCCGCCATTCAATAAGGAAGTGGGCCATGCGCCGATTATGCCGCGCGGGCGGGCGTCCTCGCCATAACCATTCCGGTAAATTGCCGCTTGCGTTGCCGTTACCAACTTGGTAAAAATGGGGTATGGAACCTTCAAAGCACATCACCCGTGGCTCCCAAAAGCTTGTGGCGGCTGCGCAAGCGCGGGGCTGGAAGATTGCCGATCTGGCAACAGAGCTAGGCTGTAGCACGGTGCACGCATGGCGCTTGCAGGCAGGCCGACAAAAGCCGGGCGACGAGTTGCGCCTGAAAATGGCTGACAAGCTGGATATTGACCTGCGCGACTGGCTGGTGCCTGCCGAGAAGGACGCCGCCTAATGGCCGAGCTTCGCGACCCTCTCGCACAGCTCACGCGGGCTGATGTTGTCTTGCTTGGCCAGCTCTCGCTGCAGCTCCATGAGCAAGCCGACGGCTGCATGTCGGGTGAGCACCCGCACATAGGAGACATCGCCTGTCGTGACCTTAATGCGCATCCGGTCGTCTCGCCATTCGGCGGTCGGCGGCTGGTCAATGTGAAGCTCAGCGGTAATCGGCATATGTCCTCCTTTGCAATCCTGAATAGCGTTTCAGGTTCGCATATGGGATGGACAAAATCTGTCTCGAATGGGGCATTATCCACAAATTTCCCGAATATTTCTATTCCGCAGCGCTCGCCCTTGTCCGCTGCGGATCGCGCCCGGCTCGTTATCCCCCTTCCGCGCCGGGCGCACCTCATCTCAAGACGCCCTCTGCTGCGCCATGTTGGCCGCGCGCGCCTCGTAAAGGTCTGCCGTGACCTGACAGGCTTCGCGCCCCGTGGCGTTCAAAAACGGGTGCTCGGCCAGAAGCCGGAACGCCTCAGCGTTTCTCTGCGCCCGCTCGACCAGATCGCGCCGTCGCGTTTCGCTCATCACGTCCATTGCATCCGCCCTCTTGTTGCCCAGCCCAAGGATGGCCGGGCCGCGATGGCAAGTCAGCTTTAATCGGAAGGGGATTTTCCATGTGCTACCACTCCACTCAAGCCCGCCGCTTGATCCGCCTTGTCGGCGGTGTCGAGGCTGCCGCGGCTCTTTGCGGCGTTTCCGCTCAGCTCATGAGCAATTACCAGAACGCTGGCCAGCGCGCTTTCATGCCACCGCAATTTATCGAGGCCCTGGAACGCGAAGCGGGCCAGCCGGTCTATTCCGCAGCCCTTGCCAATCTGGTCAGGGTCGAGCCGTCCAAGTCGATGCTGTGTGATGCGATGGACGCTGCCCGGATTGCCGGAGGCTTGCCGCAGCAGGTGCATGAGGCGCTGGCTGATGGCCGCATTGACGAAGCCGAGCGCCGCGTTTTGCTGGCTGCTGTCGATCAGCTTCGCCTTGAAGCCGATGCGGTCGCATCCGCTCTCTCGCTGGAGGGCTGACCCATGACCCGAGGCGAAGAATACCTCAAACTCCGGGCCAAGCACCCCACAAAGACGCGGCGCGAGATTGCCAAGCTGATGGGCATCACGCCGGAATACTGCGGGCTGCTGGCACGCCGGGCTGGCGAGAGCGTCAAGAGCCGGACTAGCCGGACGGGTGACGCTTCGGCTGACGCCACCGCAGAGCACCAAGCCGCAGAGCGCCAGAAAGAAACTATCGTGAGCTATTGGGCAGCGCTTGGCTACACGGTTAAGGCGACCGTCCGTGAGCAGCCTTTCTGCGCAAACTCCCGGTGTCGGACCTGCGATGTCGTCACCGATCTCGTCAACGGCCTGCCCCGTGGATTTCGGGCCGCTGACCTGCCGAAGCGGAGAGCGTCATGACCCCTGACTTTCGCCCTCATCCCATTGCAATGGAGCCTGCCCGCGCGGCTGCCCGTGAGCGCTGGGCACGCGCCCCGAAAGGCGAGCGCACGGCCCGCCTTCGCGAGCTTCGCGATCTGACGACGGAAGCACTTATCTGGGACCGGGAGGCGCGTAATGGCTGACCGTCGCGAGTTCTCCGATGCGGTCAAGGCTGAAATCCGCGCCCGCTCTGGTGGTCGCTGCGAGTGCTACCGCATGACGCCTGACATCATACACATGTTCCCCAAGGTCTGCGACCGCGTGGCGTGTGACGTGGATCACATCTTCGCGGACATTCTGGAGCTGGAAAAGGACGCGCCTCTCACGGCCGATGATGGCGCGCACCTGTCCAAGCCCTGCCACAAGATCAAGACGGCCTCGGATCAAGCCTATCGCCGAAAGCGCAATGCGCACCGCGTCCGCAAGGATCGGCCAAAGCCTGGCTGGTTTCAGACTGGCGCGAAGATCGAAGGCGTCAACCGCTGGCCTGCCAAGGGTTCGCGCAAGCTTCAATCACGGGGGTTTGACTGATGACCACGCCATTTGAATGGAACCCGCAGACAGAAGCCCGCTTGTTCGAGCTTTGGAAGGCCGGACACCCCGGATCTGTCATTGCAAACATCATGCGCGCGCCGTCTCGCTCTGCTGTGATCGGCAAGCTGCACCGCATGGGCTACACCGCCGCACACCCGGACGCGCCCGCTCGCACGAAAGACATGATCAGCGCTCGGGGCACCCGCACCCGGATCGCAGGCGGTGGCCACGGCGGCAAGCGTGTGGCCGGCGGTGTCGTCACGGCCCCGATCAAGCGCCAGCCGATGGCCAAGCTGATGACCAGCGCTGCCATCTTTCCGATCCAGATGAACCCGACGCCCTTCCTCGATCTTGCGTCTGACCAGTGCCGGTTTGCGCTGGACGACATCAACGCGCCGGCAACAGCCGACACGCTTTTCTGTGGGGCCAAGCAGCGCGACGGGTCGAGCTATTGCGAGCATCATCACGCGCGCTGCATGAGCCCGTATAAGCGACAGAAGAAATCGCGCGACCGCAGCGCCTTTATCGCCCGTGACAAGTTTGCGTTCGGGGTGGCGGCATGACCCTGGCCCTTGCTCATTACGAAGCATCAACCGAGCCGCAGACCGCCCCGCACAATCTGGATGCGGAGCAGGCTTTCCTCGGTGCCGTCCTGTACGACAACGCGGTCTATCACCGTGTCGCTGACTGGCTGCGCGCTGAGCATTTCTACGACCCGGTGCATGGCCGGATCTACGAAGCCGCAGCAGCTCTGATCGGCAAAGGCTCTTTGGCTGATGCGGTGGTCTTGAAAACCAAATTGGAGAGCGACGGCGGGCTGGCTGAGATTGGCGGGACCGAATATCTTGTAGAGCTTGTATCTGGCGCCCCAAGCGGCAATGCCGCGGTTGAATACGGCCGCATGGTCTATGACCTTTATCTGCGCCGGGAGGTCATGCGCTTGGGTCAGGACATGGTTTCTGATGCTGGCGCCGACATGGACGTGGACGCCCGCGCACTAATCGAGCATGTCGAAGTTCAGCTCTTTGGCCTTGCTGAGCAGAAAACGGGATCAAAGGGATTTAAGAGCTTTCGGCACCATACCGAAGTCGCGTTAGCGCACGCCGCTGCAGCCTATGAGCGCGGCGGCACTGCGGGGCTTTCAACGGGGCTCAAGGCGCTTGATGACCAAATGGGCGGACTGCACCCGTCTGACTTGATCATTTTGGCTGCTCGCCCGTCTATGGGCAAGACAAGCCTGGTCACAAACATTGCCCACAATGTCGCTCGAAATTATGAGTTCGAGATCGACGCGGACGGGGTTCGCAAGACAAAGCGCGGCGGCATTGTCGGTTTCTTTTCGCTTGAGATGTCCGGCGACCAGCTATCCCAGCGCATGATTTGCGACATGGCAGACGTTCCGGGCTGGAAAGTTCGCAAGGGGATGATCAGCCCTGCCGAGTTCGAGCGCCTGCGCGATGCCGGAATTGAACTGTCCGGCTTGCCGATCCACATTGACGACACCGGGGGCCTTCCAATCGCTCTTCTTGCTGCCCGCGCGCGGCGCCTCAAGCGCCAGCACGGTCTGGATTTGCTGGTAATCGATTACATCCAGCTCGCTGCCGGATCCAAGCGCGGAGGCCATGAGAACCGGGTGCAGGAGGTGACAGAAATCACCACGGCACTGAAAGCCCTTGCCAAGGAACTTGAGGTGCCGGTCATCGCGCTCTCTCAGCTTTCGCGGCAAGTCGAGAACCGCCCTGACAAGAAGCCTCAGCTTTCCGATTTGAGGGAGTCCGGGTCGATTGAGCAAGACGCCGACGTCGTCCTCTTCGTCTATCGTGAAGCCTATTACAAGGAACGCGAGAAACCGCGCGAGGACACGCCGGAATACCTCGCATGGGAGGATGAGTTCGCTTCGATTCGCGATCATGCCGAGGTCATTATCGGCAAGCAGCGTCACGGCCCTATCGGCACGGCGAAGCTGCGGTTTGATGGCGAGCGCACCCGCTTTAGCGATTGGCCGGAGTATGCATCATGAGCACGCAGGCGATCACCTGGGCGATTTCCTTCCAAGCTGAAAGCGCGACCGAAAAGGCCATCCTTTTGCTGCTGGCAAATTACGCTGACGGCGACGGCGTTAGCTTTCCGGGTCAACAGCGCATTGCCGAGCAAGCATGCTGCGGTGAGCGCACTGTCCGGCGCATTCTGACCAGCCTTGAAGAGCGGGGCATAATCCGCCGCCTCGAGCGCCGCCGCCGGGACGGATCGCGCACATCTGACAGCATCGTTTTGGTGAAATTCCAGCAACCGGCCAATATGGCCGGTAGTGAGGAACCAACCGGCCACTGTGACCTCACCAACCGGCCACTGTGTCCGGACCTACCGGCCACCATGGCCGGGCCCACTACGTTTGATACACCAGAAGATACACCAGAGACACGGGCGCGCGCGCAAAGCCTCCCATCGGATGAGGACTGCACCCGGTTTTTGAAAGCCTTCCCGCCCGGCGGCATGGTCAACGTTGCAAAAGCCTCGCTTCCGCTGATGCTTGCCCGGCCATCGCTCAAGCTGGGTGGCTTCGAAAAGCTGATTTCTGCGGCGGTCGAGTATCGCCGGCGGGTTGATGAAGCCCAATCCAAGCCGCGAAGCCTTGCGAATTGGCTGGGGGACTGGCCGCTGGTGGCTGAGTGCGCAGAGGTTGGATCGCCAGTGCTAGCCGCGCCGCAAACAACTGATCAATGGGCGCGGCGGGTCAAATTCTTTGCGAGCAACGGGCAATGGCATGCGCCAGGCCCGTCCCCCGACCAGCCCGGATGCAAAGCGCCCGCCGGTGTGCTGGCAGAGTTTGGGTATCAGCAGGAGCACGCAGCATGACCACCAATCGCATGGGCTACACCTCCGAGGAATTGCGCCAGTTTATCGAGCCGGGCCGGGACGGGCACCACCAGAACCTCAATGCTCGCGTTCTCGTCAGCGGCCCGAAAGAAGCGCCCCGCTTTGCGCTGTTCGACACCAGCAACCCCATCGAGAAAATGCGGCTGCGGGGAACGCTGGGCAAAGACGAGGCTGAGACCGGCCGGCGATACCGTGCCGCGCGGCTGTGGGCTCGCCTGCATCATGTCGCCTCGTCCGGTGCGCATACCTGCGAGATTGTGGACCGTGTGCAGGGATCAGGCGGGGGAGGCGAAGACGCACTCGCTCGGCGCCTGGACGCCAACCATGAGCGTGTTCGGATCCAGATTGCCGGCAAGGGCATGACCCTGACGCGGTTCTTCGATCTGGACGCCTGCTGCGCAATCGGCGTGAGCTTCAACCAGCGTGCCAGCCAGTCGGGTCGGCATCATTCAACCGTGCAGCAGAGCGTGATTTCCGGTCTGGACGCGGTGGCCACGTATGAGCCATGGCAGCGCCAGCTTGATGCAGAGCCGGTCTTGAAGATTGATCATCTTCCGCGGCGCAAGGGGCGGGCGGCGTGATGTGAGTCACACCTAATTGGTGGTTTAGGTGTTGATTTTTGGCAGTCCCTTTAGGGCTTGCGCACAGCGGCGCTATTGCGTACCTTACGCATTGGAATTCTCCATTTAGAGGGATGGATTTCAGGAAGCCTCAGCGCGCGGTCGCCAAACTGGCGCGCTGGGGCATTTTTATGGGCGCAGCTCATGCCGCATCTTGTGTGTCGTGTTTGTCTGAACACCACGCATTGACGACCCCGCAATTCTTGGGCATATTTCGCTAGAGTGAAACCACTGTGACACGGCGCGTGGCGGCCCTGCAAGGCCGGAACCTACGCAAACCAGCCGAGTCACTGGTAGGTGACTTGGTACAAACAGGTCATTGGTTGCTTCCGTTTCTCCCGCGCTCCACTGGGGGCGGGTCTGAATGCCTTTCAAGACACCTGCAACACATTTTTTTGACACGGCGCGGCCTTTGGGTTCGCGCCGTTTCTGTTTGGGCCTCCTGCTTGCGCGCTCCCTCTCGTGTTTGTGGTCGATGGCCCAAAGCTATTCCCGCGACAGGTTTACCTGACGCCCCTGCCTTGCTCTGGCTTGGCAGGCCTATTCCCGGCCCGGTCAACAACGCACCGGAAGCCCTTAAGGCTTATTTTAGCTTAGGACCGAGAGCCGGGAAGCCAACAGCAAAGGCCAGATCATGACCAAGCCAACCCTGCGTGCAAGCATCATGGCCCAGTCGTTTGGCCTGACCAGCCAGCAAATCACCACCGTTGAAATGCTTGGCGCCATGCTGGACCGCGCTAAGGCGTCCGGTGCCATCGGCGCGGCAGCCTGGATTGAAGCGGACGGCGGGGCGCATCTTGAGGTCGAGTTCGAGCCGGGGTCTGGCTGCGAGGGTGAGAACTAACGCTGGCTTACCGGCCCGATCCTGCATGTTGCGCCGTCAAATAGGGCAATTGGGCCGACAGTGCTTGAATCTGTCCCGGTCTGTCCGCGCTGTAGGTTCATGATCGAAACCCGCGTGCTGTCCACCGGGCGGCCATCAAGCGTAAAAGTGCAATCGACCATAACCCATTCATACGAGCGCCGGGTGTTGTTCGTCACGGACACAAGAACATGCCCAAGCCGGTGGGATGCATAAGACGGGTTTTCTTCCCACACGCGATCCACGGTTAGCGACAGCTCTTCGCTTTGAGCGAGGGCAGGGGATGCAAGGGCCAGGCCCATGCAGAGCAAAGCAGCAATACGCAAGCGCGCCTCCATAATTGACCCGTAAGGGTTAGCCGGTGTTCGCGCTGCAATCCAGTGGAAAGGGGCTAAGCCTCTTCCAGAACCGCGAGGCGGACATGACGAAGAACAAGGGCGGGCGACCGCGCAAAGAGCTTTCCGACGAGGACTTTGACCGCCTTGTGGGCATGGTCGAAATCCAATGCACGCAGGACGAGATCTGCAACATCTTCGGCATGACCGCTGAGACGCTCAACACCCGATTGAAAGAGCGCGGCGAAGATTGTTTTTCGACCCTCTATAAAAAGCACTCGGATACCGGCAAGCAATCGCTACGGCGTGCGCAATGGTCTGCGGCGATGGATGGGAACCCGACGATGCTCGTCTGGCTCGGCAAGCAGATGCTCGGCCAGCGGGACAAACAGGACATCGAGCAGACAAGCCGCATCAACTTGAGTTTTGACCGAGACGAGAGTGAGCTGTGATGCGCGCTCACGGTATGCCCCATTATATTCGGCACAAGATTCGTAAGGGCTTTGCTGCGCTCTCGATCCCCGCTGAACATGCGACCGATGAAATTGGCTCGCTGCTCTATGTGATTCATTGCGCGCACTTTGACGGGCCTAAGTTTGGGGCGGTGGTTGGGTCCGGCTCGATTGAGGTAAACGGCCGGCGTTATGACCCGGCCCGCATTCGCAGGCGTGGAGAACGGGTCACGTTTTTGCTTCGTGACTACCCATCAATTTGCCGCGGCGCATGTCCTTCGCCCTAACGCCCAAGCAGGCAGAAGCGCAAAAGCTGATCGCCGGGCCTGAGACGCATAATCTGATTTACGGTGGTTCTCGGTCGGGCAAGACGTTCCTGTTTTGCCGCGCCATTGGCGTTCGCGCTCTCAAGGCGCCGGGCTCTCGTCATGCAATCATTCGCTTCCGCGCTGCTGATGCTCGCCAAGCGGTTTGGGCTGACACCTGGTCGAAGATGATGAGCGCATGCTTTCCCGGTGTAGCGCGGGCACCAAACAAGCAGGACGGATTCGAGGAGTTAGAGAACGGGTCGCAGATTTGGTTCGGCGGTCTGGACGATGCAGAGCGGGCCGATAAGATTCTCGGCAAGGAATACGCGACCATTTATTTGAACGAGGTCTCGCAGATTTCCTACCAGTCAGTTTTGACCGCCCGGACGCGCCTTGCCCAGAATGTGGCCCAGGCCGATGGGCATCCGCTCAAGCTGAAAGCCTATTACGACCTGAACCCGGTTGGCGCGGTTCACTGGACGTTCAAAGAGTTTGAAGAGGGCGTAAACCCTATCGACGGGGAGGCGCTTCCGCCGGGCGACCGCACGGTCTTTCGGATCAACCCGCGCGACAACACGGACAACCTGCCAGAGGGGTATCTGGCGCAGCTCGAGGCCATGCCGGCCGCGCAGCGCAAGCGCTTTCTGTCTGGCGAATACACCCGATCATATGACGGGGCGATCTGGACCGAGGGCAGCATCCGCCGCGCGGGTCTCAATGCCCTGCCTGTCATGCGCCGGATTGTGGTCGCTGTGGACCCGTCAGGTGCCAGCGAAAAGGGCGACAAGCGGTCAGACGACATCGGCATAGTGGTTGCCGGCTTGGGTGTCGATGGTAACGCCTATGTGCTGGAAGACCTCACGTTGAACGGGGGCCCGGAGCGCTGGGCGGCTGAGGCGGTTGCCGCCTATCACCGGCACCGGGCAGACACCATCGTTGCCGAGCGCAATTTCGGCGGGGATATGGTTCGCGCTGTAATCCAGGCGCAGGACAAGCGCGCGCCGGTCAAAATGGTCACGGCCTCACGGGGCAAGGTGCTTCGGGCCGAGCCGGTGGCGGCGCTCTATGCGTCGGGCGATGTTTTCCATGCGGGCCGGTTCCCGGATCTCGAAGATCAAATGTTCGCAATGACGCGGGCCGGATATATGGGCGATAGATCGCCTGACAGAGTGGATGCGCTGGTATGGGCGCTTACAGAATTGATGCTGGCCGGTTCATACGGCGAGCGGGTTAAGGTGGGCTTCGGATGAGCAGCACTGTTGCAAATGCCAGCGCCCAGCATGAGGCGCGCACGGATGAATGGAAGAAAGTGCGCGCCACGGCTGCAGGCCGCGCCAAGGTCATCGAGGGTGAGGATTTCGTCAAACGCCTGCCCGGCCACGATAACGAGACCTACAAGCAGTTTAAGAACCGCGGCTATTTCCTGAACGCCACCGCCCGGTCCATCGAGGGTCTTGTCGGGCTTTTGTTCCGCAAAGCGCCCCAGGCACAATATCCCGACGCGCTCGCGACCTATGCCGAGGACTTGACCCGCACTGGCCAGAGCGCAGCCAAGACAGCAGAGCAGATTGCTGAGGAAATCCTTACGGCTGGCTGCGTCGGCATTTTGATCGACCATCCAGAAACTGCTCCGGGTGACACGCTTGCTCAGCGCGAAGCGCAGGGCGTGCGTCCCTATGCTCGGCTCTATGCCGCAGAAAGCATTCTGGCCTGGAAAGAGACGACCATCGGCGCCGAGCGCGTCCTTAGCCAAGTCCGCCTGAAAGAGGCTGTCGAGCTGGATGACGAGAAAGACGAGTTCAAGACCGCAAGGGTCGAGCGCGTGCGCGTTCTCGATCTGGACGGCGGGGCTTATCGTGTCCGCATTTTTGAGCGGGTGAAGAACAAGGGCGGGGACATTGACTGGGTCCAGCTCGACGCAGACCGCTTTCCGCAGATCGCCGGCCAGCGCCTGAACCGCATCCCGTTTCGCTTTGTCAGCCAGCGCGGAGCCGAGGCGAGCATGCCCAAGCCGCCGCTTTTGGATCTGGCAGACGTGAATTGCGCGCATTTCAATGACTCTTGCCTCTATCAGTGGGGCATCATGTGGACGGCGAACCCGACCCCGTGTTTCGTCAATCTGGACATGCAGGAAGGCGAAACGGTCGCGCTAGGCTCATCCGGCGGGCTTAATTTCCGCGAGGGCGGAAATGCATTCTTTCTTGAGTTCGGCGGGCAGGGCCTCGGCACGATCCGCCAAGCGATGGAAGACAAGCGCCGCGACATGGCCGTCATGGGCGCGCGTATGCTCATGGAGGACCGTCGGCAGGTTGAAGCGGCTGAGACAGCCCAGATCCACCGCGCGGGCGAAAACAGCATTCTTGCCGCGATTGCGTTCTCGATCTCCGAGGCGATGGAATGGGCGCTTGAACTGGTGGGCCGGTGGGCTGGGATTTCGGCGGGGCCGATTTCGTTCGCGGTCAACAAGGACTTCATGCCGGCCGCAATCGATGGCCCGACGCTGACAGCCTTGATGCAGGCATGGCAGGGCGGGGGGATTTCCTCACGCGATCTGTTTGACTGCCTTCAGCGCGGCGAGCTGATCCGGGAAGACAAGACGTATGAGGACCACGAAGAGGAGTTGGACAGCGAGCCGGTGAGGGTGCCGGACGTTGACCCGCTTTCGGCCAATGACGCCAGCCGAGGAATTTAGAGACCTCACCATATCGCACCAGATCGGGCTGCTTCGCCTGTCGAATGCGACGGTGAGGAAGATGCTGGGCCTATTGGCGCGCACAGAGGCCGACATTGTGCGCCAGCTTCGCCTTGTTGATCCAGAAAGCCGGGTTGGGCAGCGGCTGGACCGTCAATTGGCCGTAGTCTCGCGCATGTATCGCGAAGCCTATGACGATCTGGCTGGTGTGCTGATCGCAGACATGGATGACCTCGCGGTCTATGAGGCGCAATTTACGGCTCGTCAGCTTCGATACACGGTTGGCGTGGCGTTTGATGCACCTACGCGCTCTGTCGTGGTCGCCGCGGTCAATTCCCGGCCATTCCAGGGGCGTTTTTTGCGCGAATGGATGGCGGGCATTGGTGAAGACCAGGGCCGGCGCGTTCGCGATGCGGTGCGGATTGGGTTTGTGGAGGGTGAAAGTCTGTCGCAGATTGTGGCGCGCATTCGTGGCACGCGAGCGGCGGGCTTCAAAGACGGCATTCTGGAAATCGGGCGCCGGTCAACCGAGCGCATCGTGCGGACGGCCATCACCCACACCGCGGCGCGGGCGCGAGAGGCGGCTTTTGCGTCATCCGGCGATTTGGTCCGGGGCGTGCAGTGGACTTCGGTTCTTGACGGTCGCACCTCGCTTGTGTGCGCTGCTCGGGATGGCAAAGAGTACCCAATGAATGAGGGGCCACGGCCGCCCGCTCATCCCAATTGCCGTTCGCAGATCACGGCGGTCCTTGACGGCTTTCCGGCGCCAGACCGCACGACCTATGAAGACTGGCTGAAACGCCAGCCAAAAGAGTTTCAGGACGAAGTGCTCGGGCCGACACGGGCCAAGGCGTGGCGCGCGGGCGCGATCCCGCTAGGCCGCTTTGTGGACCGCAAAGGCCGGGCGTGGTCGCTTGATGAATTGCGCCGCCGCGAGGGGCTTGATATTTAGGGTGCATGGCTGATTTGCCGCCCCACCTTCGCGTCGTGAAGAATGAAGAGCCGGAGACCCCAACGGGTCACGGCCTGCTGACCTGCAATGTCTGCCGGGCGGATACCGGCGTTGCGGGGACCAGCTTTATCGAGATCAAGCGCATGCCGCTGCTTAAAGGCTCCCGCGTTGTGGGTGGCCAGAAGGGCCTCGCATGCCTCGATTGCCTCTCACGGGGCAAGGTGACGCTTTTGTAAGCGCGCCGACCTAGCGCCGGGCGATGCCTGGCAGAATGAAGCAAGCGGCTCAGGGCCGCTTTTTTTATGGCGAGGCCATCCCGACATGACCGATCAACCGAACGACGCCGGCAACGGCGGCGATGACGAAGCTGTGGCCAAAGCCACCGCAGGACTGAAAGCCAAAAATGATGAGCTGCTGGGCAAGCTGAAAGCCCAGAAAGACGAGCTTTCCACGCTGAAAGCCCAGTTCGACGAGATTCAGGCCGCGCGGGAAACCGCCGAGGCTGAAAAGGCCGAAAAAGAGGGCGACTTTGCAAAGCTGCGCGAACAGCTCGAGGCGCGCCACGCGAAAGACATTGAGAAGCTGACCGCATCTCTGGAAGCCGAGAAGGGCGTAAACCACAAGCTGCTGGTGGAAAACGGCCTGAGCGCTGCGTTGACCAAGGCCAACGTCAAGCCGGAATACATGGATGCGGCCAAGGCGCTGCTGCAGACGCAATCGAAAATTGAGCTTTCCGACTTCGACGGCCAGCGCGCCGCCGTGGTCGATGGGAAACCCCTGGCCGAGTTCGTCACCGGATGGGCGCAGGGCGATACGGGCAAGCACTTTGTTGCCGCCCCTGCAAATTCCGGTGGCAACGCCCAAGGGGCGCTTGGGGCTGATGGCTCCGGCAAGACGATCACCCGCAGCGCGTTCGATGGCCTTGGCCATGCTGAGCGCGCCGCAAAGGTGAAAGACGGCTTCAAAGTCGTCGATGAAGCCTGACCCGGCAAGGCCGGTCGCCAGCTTCTCATCCTCCTACGCCATCAGCTTGAAAGGCAATTATCATGGCAAACGTTCTCACTGATCTGGCGGCCGACATCTACAAGGCCGCCGATGTTGTCGGCCGCGAACTGGTCGGCTTCATTCCCGCCGCGACCATCAACGCCGACGGCTCTGAGCAGGCCGCGTTGAATGACACGGTTCGCTCGCACGCCACGCGCGCCGCGACCATCAACAATGTCGCCCCGTCCATGACCATCCCGGAAGGCGATGACCAGACGGTCGATAACAAGACCCTGACGCTGGACACGGCCAAGGCTGCGGAAATCCCGTGGACCGGCGAAGACATTCGCCACGTCAACAACGGCTCTGGCTATGAGACCATCTATGGCGACCAGATCGCCCAGGCGATGCGTGCTCTGTCCAACCTGATCGAGGCCGACCTCGCCACCGAAGCCTATCAGAACGCCTCACGCGCTGTTGGCACTGCTGGCACCACGCCCTTCGCGTCCAACTTCAACACGGTTGCCGAGGTTCGCCAGATCCTGGCTGACAACGGTTGCCCGATGAATGACCGGCAGATTTCGCTGGTCATGGACACGTCCGCTTCGACCAAGCTGCGCAATCTCGCTCAGCTCCAGAAAGCGAACGAGGCCGGTTCGGACAACCTGCTTCGCCAGGGCGTTCTGCTCGATCTGCAGGGTCTGGCCATGCGTGAATCCGCGCAGGTCCAGAGCCACACTATCGGGACTGGCGCCTCTTACTTGATCGACCTGGTGGCTGGCTATTCGGCCGGCGACAAGACGATCCACGTTGACACCGGGGCTGGCACGTTTGTTGCCGGTGATGTCATCACGGTTGCTGACGATCCGTTTGGCGGCAAGTACGTGATCGGCACTGGCTTTGCCGGTGACGGCGACGGCGACGTGGTTCTGAACGCGGCCCTGATCAAGGATGCGGCGTTTGTGAACAACAAGGCCGTGACTATTGGCGCCGCCTATACCGGCAACGTCGCTTTCCACCGCTCGGCTCTGGAGCTTGCCATGCGCGCCCCGGCCAACCCGGTCGGCGGTGACGCTGCTGTCGACATGATGGTGGTGCAAGATCCGCACTCCGGTCTGGTCTTTGAGGTGTCCGTCTACAAGGGCTACAAGAAGTCCATGATCTCGGTCGGCGCCGTGTGGGGCACCAAAGCCTGGAAGCCGGAACACATCGGCCTTCTGCTCGGCTAACCCACGTTTGAAGCCGGGGGCGGGTTTCGGCTCGCCCCCGTTTCTATGAGGTCTACCACATGGCACTTGTGACCGAAGACGGCACCGGCCTTGCGTCGGCTGAATCATATCTGTCCGTCGCGGATGCGGACACCTACTGGTCGAACCGGGCTGACACGACCTGGAGCGCTGCCACGGACCCGGCCAAGGAAGCCGCGCTGCGCAAGGCCACTGAATATCTTGACGCGACTTTCCGCTGGGTGGGTGTCATTTCATCTGCCACGCAGGCGCTCGGCTGGCCCCGATCTGGCGCCTATGACCACGAGGACCGGCAGCTCGATAACCGCGTGCCGAGCCTCTTGGAGAACGCGACCGCTGAGCTTGCGCGGGAGGCCCTGTCTGCTGATCTGCTCGTCACTGTCTCGCGCAATGACCGGGCCAGCCGGGTCAAAGCCGGTTCAGTCGAGGTCGAGTTCGAGGCCGGTTTTTCTGTTCAGAAGGCATTCGACCGCGCTGAGCGCATGCTTACTCCGATTGTGACGGCTCGCGTCGGCGCATCCGCTATTGCGCTGGTGAAGTCCTAATGGCGCTTCTCGATGATATTGCCGGCATCGTCTACAGCGCCGCCAATGGCGTCGGCGGGACGACTTGGGACATCACCCTCAAGAAGCGCGGCGCGGCGACTGTTGACGCCTATGGCGGCTATACGCAAGCCACGACGGACACGACCGGGCGCGGCTTCATTGAAGACTACGCGGCGACCGCCCGGCAGATGGGCGGCATCCCGATCACTGACCGCAAAATCACGCTTTTCACCGCGTCCCTGTCGGCTGACCCAGAGGTTGGCGACACCGTGACAGCGGAAGGCACCGATTACGAAATTATCACGGTCCAGCGCGACCCCGCGGCTGCGACATGGGTCTGTCAGGCCCGCTAATTCAAGGACAGATTCAATGGCTATCACGTCCAGTTTTGCAAACCTGGCGACCGTCAGCCGCGCGTCTAAAAAGACCGATGCGGGCGGCTGGGATTTTACCAATGCCAGCGCGGTTGGCACGCTGACTGAATACGCCTCCGGCGCTGCGGCGATCCACCCTACGGCGGGCGTTCTGATCGAGCGCACCGGCACGACTAACGAAATTCGCAACCCTCGTGGCGAGGGTGCGGTCGTGGGAACAATTGGTTCAGGTGGTTCGCTGCCGACCAACTGGACTTCGTTTCTGCAAGGCTCTTCCACCGTCACCTATACAATTGAAGGAAGCGGGGTTGAAAACGACTGGCCGTATGTGGACTTCGGATACAGCGGCACCGCAAATAGCAAGGTCGCGGAAATTCGCTTTGAAAGCACAACGCAAACGGCAGCGGCGAGTGGCGAAACTTGGACGAGTTCGGTGGGGATGCGGCTCGTTAGCGGCGACCTTACCGGAGTGTCACAAATCAGAAGCCGGGTTGTGGCTTTTCTGTCGGGAGCCACGGCGCAAGAGCTGGGGACCGATTCGCTCTTTTCGGCATCGCTGGACAGCTCTCACCGCCGGTTCGCAGATACTGCCACCATTTCCAATACATGCAATGCGATCACAACGGGCTTTCGCGTTGACTTTGCGGCGTCCGGGGCGGTGAGTTTTGTTCTTCGTGTCTACCTGCCGCAGTGCGAAAACAAAGCATATCCCACAAGCCCGGTCAGGCCTGTCGAGGCAAGCCCTGCTGTGTCAACGCGCGCTGATGACGTGATCAGTATTGCTGGTGGCGCCTGGGAAAATGACGGGGAAAACAGCTTTTACGCGAAGATCAAGCCGGTGCAGTATTTTAGCGGCGCCTTGGTTTCCAGTGGCGCTGATAACAACAACCGGATCACTGTAAGTCTTTCCGGCTCTGATGAGCTCGCAGCTTTTGTCAATTTTGGCGGCGTGACCCAATGGAGCGCAGCCTCCACAGACGCAAGTTTGGCACTCGGCACAGCATTCAGCTTTGCTCTTGGCGCTGACACCAATAACGGCGCGTTGTCAGTGAGCGGCGCAACGCAAATCACTGACGCCTCCATGACCCTACCGACTTTGGCGAGCGGTATTGTTTTTGGGCAAGCGCCTGCTGGCGGATCGCCTGCTCAATTCTATCTGCAGGATTTCCGCTACTTGCCGCGCCGTGTGTCAAACGCAGAGCTAGAAGCCTTGGTAGGTAACTGATCATGACTGGCTATTTCTACGCCTTTGAAGACGCCGCCACATGCGGGCAGGAATTGCCCGATGTCTGGAATGGTGACGAGCTCACGGCAGGCGCCTTTCTGCGCTCCGAGCGCGGTGTATGGCTGACACAGCCGGTTATGAGCGACCCGGACCCGGATACAGGAGAGCAGACAGTCGAAACCCCGGGCACGCGCTCAGCGCCGTTTGTGATCCTCTTGCCGGTCGAATACCCGGACGCGGCGGCCTATCGGATCACCCCCGAAGGCGAGCAAGGGTTCATGTGATGCCCGGCGCTCGTATCACGGGTGTTGCAGAGCTCAGGATCGAGCTGGAGAAGGTCAGCCAGCGTTTCCAGCGCAAGGTCATTCAAGAGGCCTCACACGTTGCCGCTTTGGATCTTGAACGCCACATTGTCACGGCGCTCAATCAAGGCCCGGCCACCGGGCGGCTTCGCGCCAACGGTGCCTCCCGCGCTTCGGCGCCGGGCGAATACCCGATGACAGATATGGGCGTTCTTGCCTCTTCCATTTCGACCGATCGCCGCAAAGAAGGCGCGGACGTGGTGGCGCGCGCACCCTATGCCGAGCGGCTGGAGTTCAAAGACCCGGCCCGCGGCGGGCGCCCCTTCATGCGCCGCGGCCTGCAGGAAAACGAGGGGCGCATTCATCAGATTGTCCTCTGGGCAGCTCGCCGTATTCTTCAAAGGCCCTAGTCATGCTCTCAGGATTGCCACTACTGGAAACCGTCAGGGCAGCTTTGACGGGCGACGGCCTGCTGGCCGGATTCATGGGCGGGACAGCAAATGTCTTCACCCTTGATGCTCCCGACAATCAAAGCCTGCCCTACGTCACCTTGTCATTCGTGAGCGCGACCGATTGGAGCGCTGCGGACTTTGACGGCGATGAGATCCAGTTTCAGGTTGCGGCCCATTTCGAGCGTGGCAAGTCTGGATCTGCAACGGGCGCGCTGGACGTGTCCAAGGCTATCGAGCGCATTCGTGATGTGCTCACCCATCGCGACGGCTTTGACCTGAACGCCAGCCCGGCGGAAGGCGAAACTGTCTCACTTGATTTTCTGACAGGCCCCATGCGGGTCGCACCGGCTGCGGACAAGCGGCTGGTGTCCTGTCGCTATGTCTCGGCCGCCATCATTCCTGGGCTAAATGATGATCCGGCGGGCGGTGTCGTGCTTGGCAAAGCGCGGGGCCAATCCATCAGCGGTGTCGTGACGTTCCGCGCTCTCATCAGCCCTTCCAACTAGGAGCTTAAATCATGGCCGCTCAAAAAGGTCTCGCTTACCTTCTCAAGATCGATATTTCTTCGACCTTCACCACCATTGCTGGCATGCGCTCGCTGGAAATGCGCATGAACCGCATGCCGGTTGATGTCACCAATGCAGACAGCTCGGGCTTTGCTCGCGAACTGCTTTCGACCGCCGGCAAGAAAACTCTGGACGTGTCTTTTTCCGGCATCTTCACCGACGCAGCCGCCGATGCCGCCCTGCAGACCGATTTCGAGGCTGGCACGCTGCGCGACTTCCAGATCCTCATTCCCGATTTCGGCACCTATGAAGGCGGTTTCATCATCACCGATCTTTCGCACAGCGGCGCCTATGAGGGCGGCGGCGAGTTCTCGATCTCGCTGCAGTCCGGTGACGCCTGGGCCTTCTCGGCGGCATAGGGGCAATAGATGGCCAATAAGGCACGCGGCGAAGTGCGGGTCGAGATCGGCGGCGAGGCGTTTGTCTTCGTCGCCAATCTTGGCGCGCTCGCAGACATTGAAGACACCCTCGACAAGCCCTTTCCAGAAATTGCGGCCGGCATGCAGTCCGGTTCGGTCTCTGTGCGGGTTCTGCTGGCTTGCGCTGAGGCGTTCGCCAAGGCGGGTGGGGCGTCTGATCTCTCCGCACTTCGCAATTGCAATGACCTGGGCGGTCTTGCCACGGCGGTTGGGGCTTGTGTCTCGGCGGCATTTGCCGGCGAGGACAAACCGGGAAACGGCGACGGGGCGAAGACCTAGACGCCATCCCTTGGCGCGGCTGGATCGCGCTTGGAATTGGCAAGATGGGCCTTCGCCCGGCCGACTTCTGGGCTATGAGCGTTGTCGAATGGATCGCGGCGGCTGAGGGCTTTGCCGAGTTTCACGGGGGCGCAAAGCCCGATCTCCCTACGATGGAAGAAATCGAAGCGGCCATCGCATGGGATGAGGCGCGGCAAAAGGGTTAAGCAATGGTCAGCGCGGGCGAAGTCAAAGTCCACATTACCGGCGATATGCGTGACCTTGATGTCGCGCTTCGTCAGGCTCAAGCGGCAACCGGCCGGGCAACTGATCGCATGGGCGCGGACTTTGCGGCCTTGGGTCGCCGGTTTGCCCAGATCGGCGCTATCATGGCCGCTGCGGTTGCGGCCGGCGTCGGTTTGGCGGTTCGCGAGGCTGCGGGCGCTGAGGAAATCCGGTCCAAGTTCGACGCGGTTTTTCGTGACAGCGCGGACGGGGTGCGCGAATGGGCGCAGACCACCGCTGACGCGGTATCTCGCTCCTCGATTGCCTTCGAGCAATACCTTTCGACCTTCCAAGACACCTTTGTTCCGCTCGGCTTTGCCCGGGCTGAGGCTGCGCAATTCTCGCAGACGCTGACCCAGCTTGCGGTCGATCTGGCCAGCTTCAACAATGAAAGCGAGCCCGAGACCGTTCGCGCGCTGCAATCGGCGCTGGTCGGCAACCATGAGACCGTGCGCCGCTATGGCGTGATTATCAATCAGGCTGCGCTGGAAGCCGAGCTTCTTAATATGGGCATTCGGGGCGGCACAGACGCCGCCACTGCGCAGCAGATGGCAATGGCCCGCCTGAATATCATCATGGCGGGAACGTCAGACGCCCAAGGTGATGCCGCGCGCACCGCGGACAGCGCCACGAATCAATATCGCGCCCTGCAAGCGGAATTGCGCGATGCCGCAGTGGCTATCGGTGACAGCTTTATGCCCGCCGCCCGCGTTATGATGCAGTGGGCAATAGACATTGTGCCGCATCTTGAACGCGTGGGTGTGTTCCTCGGCAATATGTTCGACACGTTCGGTCGCACCTTTGCTGAGGACCAGTTCAACCCGGAGACGGCCGGGGCTATCGAGGCTGAAATCACCGCCATCGAGCAAGCGCTGGAAAGCTACTGGGATACCATCGAGCGCAATGAGCGCCGCGGGGCGCAAAGCTTAGGCTCGCTTACTTCATTCCTTGGAGCGGACTTCCTGGATGGGTTGAGCGAAAGCTTTCCACAGGCAAACGGAAGCGCAGATACTGGCAGCATCGGCGCACAGCTCACAATCGTCGGCGCCCTCGGCGACCGCCTTGCCGAGCTTCGGGAGCAGCTTGATGGCCTGACAGAGACCCAAAACAATAACACCGGCTCGACTGATGCAAACACTGCATCCCGCGCCGCCGCGACCGCCGAACTTAATGAATATCTCAATGGACTGTCCCGCACGGTCGAGGCTGAGCGCCGCCAACTGGCCGAGCAGACCGCCCTGCAGAACAAAATCAAGCAGGACGCACCAGCGCGCCGGGCGCGCGAGGCCATGGAAGAGGCAGCGCAAGCCTTCTCCCGGTTTACAATCGACAGCGAGCGCGCGGCCTATTCCGTCACCGAAGCTATAGGATCGGCCTTCGACAATATGGCCCGCGGCATCAAGGTGACGTTTAATGACCTGGCCAGCGAGATCATGTCGATCATGGCCCGCATCGCGTTTAACAACCTGATAGCCCAGCCCATCGCCAATTTCACGCAGGGCCTGTTTGACGGAGCGCTTGGCGGGGCTATCGGGACGGCCAGCGCTGGCGGGCTGACCAGCGCGGCGACCAAATCGGCTTCGCAGGCCGTGGCGCCCACCATCATCAATATCGACGCCAAATATGCGACCGAGGGCACCGCCCAGATGATCGCCCGCGCCTTCCAGCAGAACGCTCCGGCTTTGGTGCAACAATCGGTCTCAGCTTCGGTTGAAGCCGTCACGCAGCAGTCAGGCATGAGGAGCGCGATTTAATGGTTGCCAGCCTTCCAACCGCGCCCGGCCCGCGCCGTGTCAATATCCGCCTCGCAGCCAATAGCGCAAGCCATGTCAGCCCAATCACCGGGGCCACGCAGACCAGCGCGCGCTTCGGGGCAACGTGGATGCTCGATATTGAGCTTCCGCCCCTGTCCCGGCGGCAGGCCGGCGAGTGGCTTTCTGTGCTCACCGAGGCCAATGGCGTCTCCGGTTCAATCTATGCCGGCCCACACTGCCCGCGCCCGGTCGATTACTATGACGCAACCGTCAATCCCAAACACCCGCAATCGGCCAGCCTCTCGCTCGATTTTATCGCCGGGGAATATGCGGCCCGCTGGGTGACGACCCCGACGCCCCTAGTTGACGGCGGCTCGCAGACCGGCACGACGCTTGACACGGATGGCTGGAGTCAAGGCGACGGCCTCAATAAAGGCGACTGGATCGCGTTTGAAAATGGCACCTTCCGTGAGCTTCACATGGTCACGGCAGACAGCTTCGCTGACAGCAACGGCGACATGACTATCACGCTTTCCCCAAAGATCCGGCGCAGCCCGGCGGACAATGCAGCGCTGATCATAGAGCGCGCCACTGGTGAGTTCATCGCCGCTGACAATAACCAGGCAGCGGAAGACTTCGACGGGGTAAACGGGACGCGCTCGATTGGTCTCAAACTGCGGGAGTTCCTGCGATGAGCCAGACAGCGAATTTCAAGGCTGAAACCACCGCCGCCCAGAACGCGCCCTTCGCAATGGTTCGGCTCGATTTGCCTTCCGGCACCGTGAGGTTTTTCACCGGCATCGGGGAACTGTCATGGGACAGCCAGACATGGACCGGCGCCGGCGATCTGGGCTTCATCGGCCCGCTTGAAAGCGCTACGGAATTGCGCGCCGGGAGGGTGCAAATCGGGCTTTCCGGCCTCAATGCCTCAGTCAAGGCGGACGCCCTTAATGAGCTGGTGCGCGGCTCCGATGTCTACATCTATCTGGGCTTCTTCGATCTGGCGACTGACGCCATCATTGCCGACCCCTGGCTGGCCTTTTTTGGCAAGGTCGATGAGCCGTCTGTCACCGAGAAAGAAGACGGAATCGACATCACCGTCTCTTGCCTTGATGGCGTCGGCGCGGCGCTTCGCCGGACAGAGCATCGGCGCAACGGTGCCGATCAGGAAGCCATTTTCACCGGCGATGAAATCTTTGAGTTTGTGGCTGACAGCACGCCGCTTAATTGGGGCGCGCCCGGTGCCGGTGTGACCGGTGGATCTGGCAGCGGCGGGTCGGGTGCCGGAACTGGCATTTCGCCCGGCCGGACGCTGCGCGATTATTAAAGACCGCTTGCGGCTTGAGGCATTCCTCGCCCGCAACCGCCGCCGCCTGGTGGATTATCGCGATTGGGATTGCGCGCGCTATGCCGCCGCATGGCTGGCTGACAGTGGACACCCCGTCAGCCTCCCCTACTGGTCAAACAAGTTCGGCGCCCTGCGCGTCATCCGGCGCAACGGATACCGCCTGGCCGATCTGATGGCCGACTACGCGGGAACCCCAACAGACCCCGCCCGCGCGCCTTGGGGCGCCATCGTGGCCCTGCCTTCGCCGCCCGTGGATGCCTTGGGCATCGCTGACGGCTCCTTCGCAATCTTCCTTGCGCCGGACGGCGGCTATACGCGCCGCCCGCTTCGCGCCTGCTCTCATGCTTGGGTGATCTGATGCCTCCTGTCGTCGGTGCTGTCACGACCTTCATTGCATCCGCGCTCACCGCCGGATTTACGCAATCGGTAGGGGCCACGCTTTGGGGCTTCGCCCAGCGCGCGCTCATATCGGTCGGGCTTGGCCTTGCGTCAAGCGCCCTGACGCCCAAGCCCAAATCTCCCAGCTTCAATGATCCGGGCCGGCCGCTGGCTTTCCAGCCTAACCCGGACGCGCCGCGGCAGGTCATCTATGGCGAGACGGCCATTGCCGGCCAGATCATCGCCCAGCGCACCTCCTCGAATAACAAATACGCGCACTTTATAGCGGCTCTTGGTGATGGCGGGCCATATGAGAGCGTCGAGGCCATCCGGCTGAATAACGAGACCGTGACGCTCGACGGGTCCGGTTTTGTTACCGTCCCGTCAAAGTGGGCCGATTCTAAATGCCGGATCGAAACCAAGCTCGGGACGGAGAGCCAGACCGCATTTGCAACAGCGGTTTCCGAAATCAGCGACTGGACCAGTGCGCATGCGGGGAAGGGCGTTGCGCTGGCTCATCTACGCTATGAGTACGACCCGGAAGTCTGGACCAGCGGCATTCCTTCGCCTCTGTTCATCATGCGCGGTCGGCAGGTTTATGACCCGCGCCTCGACAGCTCGCCCGGCAATGACCCGACAAATGCCTCGTATATCGCATGGAGCCAAAACCCGGCTTTGTGGGCGCTTGACTACATCCGGGGCGTTGAGACGAACGGGACGCGCGTTCTTGGGCTCGGTGTGCCGGATGCCCTGATCGACTGGCAGAGCTTTGCTGACGCTGCAGACGTGTGTGATGAGACGGTCGCGGTGAAGGCAGGCGGCACAATTGCGCGCTATACTGGCGGCGGCGGAATTGTCTCAGCGGCTGACGATCCGATTGCAGTGCTTGAGGCGATAATGTCGGCTATAGCCGGCGTTTTGACCACGCGCTCTGGCCTGATCTCGATCTATGCGGGCGAGGCTCAAACCGCAACCGTCACCCTGACTGACGACGATTTGGCCGGGCCGATCCGCGTGACCGGCGCCCGCTCAATTCGGGAAACGGCCAACGCGGTATCGGTCCAGTATCGCGAACCCTCAGCGGGCTATAATTTCGCGGGAGCGCCGGCCTATCGCAATTCGACTTGGGAAACTGAGGACGATGGCGAGGTTTTGTGGGCCGAGCTGCGCTTGCCGTTCACGGATGACCACCGGGTCGCCCAGCGCCTGGCCAAGATCCACGGCGGCAACAAGCGCGAGCCTCGCGAAATTTCCGCGCGTTACAAGATCAAGGCTATCCAGATACAGGAAGGCGAGGTCTTCACGCTCGACAGCGACAGCTATGGCTCCGCGGCAAACGGAAAATATCGCGTCATTGCGCGCAAGATCAATCCTGACGGCTCGGTGGACATCACCGCCCGCTCCGAGACTGACAGCAAATATGCTTGGACCGCCGCAAGCGAGGAGCAAGACCCGCCCGCCGGCACGGTCGCGGCGGCAACGGCTCCGACCACGGCGACCCCGACCGGCTGGAGTGTGACGGCAACAGAGGTCAGCGGCCCGCAAGGCGCGGTTCAGTCTGTCCTCAATATTTCGGCTCCGGGCAGCATTGATGCTTCGGTTTTCTCGGTCGAAATCGAATATCAGCGACAGGCGGGCGCAAGCCTTGGCCTCGATTTTCTTGGCGGTCAGTTTTCCAGCGAAAGCGGGTCCGTTGCCGGCGATAGCGACTATATCCCGCTCGCAACCCTTTCGCGCGCTCAAGCCCTGAACGGCTATCGCATCCCCAACGTCGAGCGCGCGCGGGGCTATTCAATCCGCATTCGATACCGCAGCTCGTTCTATATCGCTTCGGACTGGCTTACGCTGGAAACGGCGGTCGAACAGGGTGGCGCGGCGATTGCGGCCCCAAGCGGCTGGACTGCTGCCGGATCCACGCAGGCCAGCGCAGAGGGCTACGCCCGGCCCGTGGTGACAGTCACGGCCCCGACTGCCGGTGTTCCGGCAAGCGCAAGCCTAGTGGCCATCGACATTCGCAAAACCACAGATTCCGAGTTTTCAGACCAGACGGTTTTGAGCCGAGGCGAAGCGGCGCGCGGCCGGACTATTCAGGCCATTGCGGGAAATAGCTATTACGTCCGCGTGCGGTATGGCTCCGATGGGGGCGTTTGGGGACAAGCCCAGATTATCCCGGTCAGCGTGGACGCCACGGGCGCCGTGGCCCTGACGAGCTTTGCGGTTTCCTCGACATCGCAGACCGCGGGCAGCTTTGCTTTGCCGGGCTTTTCGGCTTCATGGGATGCTCTGTCCGGCGATGATCTGCAGCGCACGCGCTCGATTGCGGTGCAATACCGGCTGGACGGAACAACCAATGTCACCACGCTCTATGTGGAGGCGGACGAAACGGCCAAAGCCGTAGCCGGCCTGATCGGCGGGGCTACCTACAATGTCCGGGCGCGGGCTGAAGACGTTTACGGCGGTGGAAGCTGGACGAGCTGGGCTGACGTGACGGTTTCTTCGACCTGGACGGTTGGCGGGGCCACCTCGGTCGGCTGGTCCGGCGTTGCTGATGATGACGGCAACCGGCCTGAGCCGAATGCGACGCTCGGCGCGACGTGGGGAAGCAACGTCGCCAGCATTCCGACCGAACTGACAGACGGCCGCATCAGCACGGCCCTTAATGCGTCGGGCGTGCTGCAAACAAATGTCCCTAACGCACAAGTGACCGGCCTTGGCGCGCTGGCTTTGAAAGCCACAATTGACAGTGCCGGGCTTCTCTCTGATGGCGTGGTGTCCACCGCCAAGCTCGCAAATAACTCAGTTGATGATGACAAGGTCGCCGCCAACCGGGCCTTCGTTCAAGAGGGTGCGGGTGTTCCGACTGCCACGGCGCGCCGAATCTACAATGACACCACAAACGACGTGATCTGGTACGACGACGGCACGAACATTCGCCGCATTTCTCGCCAGCTCCTCCAAGACAATCTTGGTTCAGATACCGGGTTTAGCGGGACGGCGTACAAAGTGGTTGTTGCGATTGAGGCGCCGGGTCTTAAAGAGCTGGACGTTCTGCAAGTCACCGACATCACGATCAATTTCCAGTCGCCAAATGAAGCCACTGACGCAGCGGTGGTCGGGGAGTGGGCCATTGGCATCGTGGACGCTTCGCGCGCGCCGGGCGATGCCTGGATTGGCACCGGAACCGAAAACATCATTCAGGACGGGCGCACCATTACTTTCCAGCTTGATGGGGCGAATGTGGTGCTAAATGCTGACGGGTCGAGCGGCTTTGTGAAGCAGCAGGGCGTTAGCGGCGGGGTCGATTATCGCATACCAACCGCATACGAAGGCACAGCCCACGTCTGCCTCCTGCTCAAGCTGACAGCAGCAACGACCGACCAGATTTTGCTGGGCGGAACCGGCACGCAAATGTCGGTCCTTATCTCTCCGTAAATCGCGCCGCCTCCGGGCGGCTTTTTCATGCCCGAAAGGAACCCCGATGGCTGACCAAAACCATTGGACAGTGAAACGAGAAGTCACAGTCGGCCACATCTTGACGACCGTGGCGATTTGTTCCGGCCTTGTGGGGCAGTGGTTTCTCATGCAGGCCAAAAACGAGGAGCAAGACCGCGACATTGCGCGCGTCGAAGCTCTGGCGATCCGCAATTCGGCTAGCTTCACATCCATGCAGGAAACGGTTGGCCGGATGGACGAGCGAACGGTTTTCATGGTCGAGGCCATCAACCGCATCGAACGCAGACAGGAGCGCCCCAATGATTGATCAGGCCCGCACCTGGCAGCGCCCGCTATTCAGCGCTGCGGTTATCGTCTGCCTTCTATGGGTGACGAGCAAGGTTCCGCCGGAAGGCGCGGTGGCCGCTCTGGTCGCTCTGCTGGTGGCCGGTGGCGCGCTCTACTTCATGCGCGGCATCATCGACAAAGGCCAGTTGACCGAGTGGCTGCGGATCTGGAAGGGGCGGGCCGATGCGGATCAGTAAGCACTTCACCCTGCCAGAGTTCACCAAGTCCGCGACCGCCGCCCGGCGTGGGCTGTCGAACATTCCAGAGCCGGAGCATCTGGCCAACATCAAGGCGCTGGCAATCGGTCTCGAGCAGGTGCGCCGGCTTCTTGGCGACCAGCCGCTGGAAATCACGTCAGGCTATCGCTCGCCGCTCGTCAACAGGGCCGTGGGTGGCGTTTCGACCAGCGCGCACGCTTTGGGTCATGCGGCCGATTTTGCGCATCCTGAAATGACGCCGCTGGAGGTCTGCCAAGCCATCGAAAAAAGCGTGCTCACATTTGATCAGCTTATTCATGAGCCTAACCGGGGCATCACGCATATCAGCTTTGACCCGCGCTTGCGCCGTGAGGTCAAGACGCAAGAGGGCGGGCCGGGCTCGCCTGTGCGGTGGGGGCTGTGATGGGTTTTCTGGCAAGCGTTTGGGGCAAGGCAATGATGGGGGCTGTCGTGGTGCTGTTTATCGCGGCGGCTTTTTTTTGCTCTCGCTGGGTATCTGCTCGCGAAGACCTTGCCGACGCCCTCGACGCCACCGCAAAAGCAGAAGCCGAAATCACCCGCACACGGGCCGCTCTGGATGCGGCCGAAGCGAGAGCGCGCGACCGGGCGGCACAGACCGCCACACAGCGCCAAGACGAGGAGACCGTAAGAGATGCGCCGGAAACTTACGAATGCGCTTCTAGCCCCGCTGTGCGCGGCGCTCTTGGCATCCTGCGGGACCGTCGAGCGGGTGATACGCCCGCCGCTGGTGATTCCGCCGTCCCTCCTGAGCTGCGCTGACTTCCCGGTCGAGCCGGACCCGGACACCGCAAGCGATGTGGATCTAGCCGTGTTCATGCTGCGAGGCGAGGACGCATGGCGCGATTGCCGGGACACCTTGGCAGACGTGGCTGATCTGGTCGCCAGCCAGGACAGCGAGTAGATCCGCCTATGCCGCGCGGCTCGAACCTCCAAAAAATCACTCAGGACATGGCTGTTGAGGCCCTGCTCGAGTGTAATGGCGCGGTCGCGGCTGCGGCCCGGCTGATCTATGACAAGCACGGGGTCGAGTACACAGACAGCTCTATGCGCTACCGGCGCGATCTGGCCCGCCGTCAGGGTGTCGAAATCCCGGATCCGCCTGTCAATCGTGCCGCGGGCCAGCGCGACCCCGACAGCATGGCAGAGCAGCGCCGCCGCAAAATCGCGGTGGAAGACGGATTGCTCGACGAAGAGGACGCCCGGCCCATCGCGGATGGACGCATCGACCCTCGTGAGGCGCAAGCGCGTGCGCTGCCCGGCCCGAACGAGGTGGCCACCTATCTGATCACCGGGGCCGTGAATAATACCCATATTCACCCGGCCTTCTGGCGCAATCTGCAGGCGCTGGCCCGGCACTATGATGCAGAAATCATCGTGCGGCCTATTCACTACAATTTGAACGCTTACCGCCGCATGGGCGCTGACACCGAGGACGCTAGCGCAGAGGGTGACGAGATATGGTTTGACCCTGCTGTCAGGCCCTATCTGTCCACCGACCGCGTGGCTCTGGCGCCGGATTGTCATTTTGCCGGCGATGCGCCGATCACGGCCACCGCGGCAACCCCGCTTTCTGGATATGACACCTTCACCGGTCGGGCCTCTGGCATATTTGCTTCCACCAAGGTTGAAATGCGGTCAGTCGCCACGATGCGCGCTGAACCGGCCAAGCTGCTGTTTACGACCGGCGCCGTCACCCAGCGCAATTATACCGAGACCAAGACCGGCCAGAAAGCCGACCACCACCACACCTACGGGGCCATGCTGGTCGAAGTAGACAGCGCTGGCCGGTGGTGGCCCCGCCATATCATCGCGGGTGAAGACGGAACCTGCAATGACATCGGCTTGACCGTGCGTGGTGGACGGGTTCGACCGGCAAACAATATCGCGGCGCTGACCCCTGGTGACATCCACGTTGCCCAGCTTGACCAATCCATCAGGTCAACGCTTTTCGGTCCCGGCGGCATGGTTGATGTTTTGCGCCCTGCAGAGCTGCACCTCCATGATCTGCACGACCACCTCTCACGCTCGCACCACAACGCCCGCGATCCGTTCAAGCTGTTCCAGCTTCGACAGGCGGGCAAGGATAGCGTGCTGGACGAAGTGCGGGCCGATGCCGACTTCCTGAAATACTGCCATCGTGACTGGCTTCAAACCGTCGTCATCGCCTCGAACCATGATGACCATTTGCGGCGCTGGGTCACGGATTCCGACTGGAAGTCAGATCCGGTCAACGCGCGCTTCTATCTGCGCTGTGCCGAGCGGATGCTTGGCGCGATCGAGGACAAAGATAACGGCTTCCATTTGCTGGAATGGGCTTGTCGGGAAATGGGGGCGCCGGGGGCGGCCGTCTTCCTGCAACCGGACCAGTCATGGCAGGTCGAGGGGATTGAATGCGGGCTGCATGGCGACAAAGGCCCCAACGGGTCGCGCGGCTCGGCTCGCTCTATTGCGAAAACAGGTAGCAAATCCACGATAGGCCACAGCCACAGCGCCGGAATATTTGAAGGCTGCTGGCAAACCGGCGTTACAGCCGGCACACTGGACGATCTGGATATGGGCTATAACTCTGGCCCGTCCTCGTGGTCGCGCGCTCTGGTGGCCACCTATCTCGGCGGCAAGCGGACAATGATGATCATGCGCGGGCTGCAATGGCGAGCGGATCGGTCGGAGGGTGTGCGCCAGTGTTCCGCCGCCTGATCAACCGCCTCAAGCAGTGGCGCTATGCCCGGCGGCGCGCGATGTGGCGCAAGTTAACCGGCCTTTGATTGCTGGTTATGGGCTGTGTCAGGGATAACCGGACAGGGGTTTCCGAGCAAGCGCACTGTGGGTGATTTTGTGGGGACTTTCTGCGGTGTTCCGCGAACGTTCCGCCCCAAACCGCCCTTTTTGGCTGATGCGCATGGCCCGCTATTTCAGGCGTTCAGCCCTTTATAGCAGGGCGTGAAGGCCGATTTTCTCCGCTCTGCTGCCTAGATTGTGGATCTAGAGGTCTCCCGTTCAATCCGGGAAGGCGGTACCATTTTCCCCCTTTATAATCAGTCTTTTCCGGGGTTGCCGTCGCGCTCGCCTGCCTCCCCATCGCCCTTGCTGTGGGTGATTTTGTGGGTAGTCGCTGCAGCGGCCATAGCCTCCAGCGCGTCGGTAACGGCGCTCTCTTCCGGGTGCGCATAGCGTCCGGTCATGGCAATCTGGCTGTGCCCAAGAAGGTGCTGTGCCGCGCGTAAATCGCCGGTTGCTCTGACGAAGGCCGTGGCGGCATGGTGGCGCCAGTCATGGACCGCCCTGGCGTCGGTGATGCCCGCGCGCTTATAGGCCCGCTTCATGGCCGTCTGGAATGTGGCCGGCGGTATCGCCACCAATTCCCCCTCCCGATTTTCCCGAAACCATACCGTGTCGAGTCCGGCTTCTTTGGCCCGCTTGGCGCGTTCTGCCATCAGTTTACGGTCGCTCTCGATCAGCCTGATTACATGGTCGCCGCCATCTTTGCGGTCGCGAAGCCAGATTCGCCCGGTCTGCGCATTGAAGGCTGACAGCGAAAACCAGCCCTCCGACATGCGCGCGCCGTAGCGGGCAAAGAATGCCAGGATAAGCCGGTGATGATCGAGGAGCTGCGCGACCACGGCGGCTTGCTCGTCCGGGGTGAACTCCCGCACCCGGTTTTTGCGTTCTTTAAGCCGGACGGGCTTCCAGTCGATTTCCTGAACCTGACACCCGCGCACACGCCGGGCATAGCCGTGAATCGGCCGCATCACGTCGATGATTTCACGGTTTATGGTCGCATTGGCCGGGGCGCGCTTGTTGTGGGTCTCTTCGGCCCGGCGCGCGGCAATCGCGGCGGCAATGTCCGCGGTAGAAAGCTCGGCTATGTCTTTGGAGAAGTCGAGAACCCGGCGACAGACTCGGAGCTGGAAAGCCACGGTGCGCCAGCTTTTGAGGTGCCGGGCGTGGTCGGTAAACCACGCGGTCGCGGCCTCGTTTACGGTAAGCCGTGTCTGAGCGCTTGTTCCCAGACGGGCAGCGCGGCGGGCTTCGCGCTCGATGTCTTCTGCCTCACGCTTCGACGTACAGCCGGTCGAGGCGCGGTGTCGGATGCCCGCTTGCCAAAACTCATACCAGTAGACGCGCCCTCGCTTGTAGACCCCCACTGCTTGCGACCTTCCTCGAATGCCTTCACATCGTCCGGGTCATAGCGGATCGACCGCCGACCCAGAACAATGCGGGGCAGCTCACCACTGGCGCTGATTGCGCGCAAGGTCTTTCGATCCACCAGCAGGCGGTGGCAGACCTGTTGTATGGTGAGCAGAGACGCCATTGGTTATTCCTCAACCTGCGTCTGAGAGCGGAGCCACTCCGCAACATAGCCATCTCTGGCGTAATAGTCGTCTTCCTCGGAACCCAACGCGAGGCACAAAAGGCGATCCCGCTCATCAGCCCGTATCTCCGCCTCTGTCTTGAGTGGTGCGGCATCGCCTTGAGAGACAAGCCATTCCCAAGCTGTGCGGGCGTCTGATGTTGCAAGGTTGGGGTCTTCTCCAAGCTCCTTCGCTATCGCCTCATGCTGCCCCCAAGCTCGGGCGCTCATCCGTTGCATTTGGCACACCCGAATCTTCGCCTCTGTCTTGCGTGGTGCGTCGAGGGCGGCGCGGAGGCGGGCGGCTTCTACTTGCGCATCGCTCGGACACCAAAGGGCCAGAAGGTTCGCCGCTCGCAACACAGCCTCCACCAGCTCATCAGGTACAGGCTGGGCGGCAAGTTGCTTTGCGCGCTCCCGCTTAACAGCGTCTTCAACGGCCATTACGCGCCCTCCCCACAAAGCCCAGCCGCGAACTCATGCAGCTCTCCCACGCGATCCAGAGGAACGCTGACCACGATCTGGACGAACGGTTGCTTGACCGGCTCGGGTCTCTCGGCGGGCTTCGGCTCAGCCTCACGCTTCGCGACGGCGATGGATGCAAGCAGGATGTCGCGGGCGTCGTCGGGCAGGGGTTTGCCGCGTCGCATTGCTGCGTGCAAATTGCACCAGTAGTCATCGCCTTGAGGCGAACACCCCCACTTGAAACCTGCAGACAACCCGATGGAGTTACCGCCCAGCGCCTTCTGCGCATCTTCAACAGTGAAACCCCGCACTTCATGCACGAGGTCTTCGCGCCAGCAGAGAAGGTCCGCTTGGTTTTTCTCCCAGTGGATAATGAGGCCGTCCTTACGGCGCATACGTCCGTCACTCGCCCACACCGGGTATTCTTCGGGGTCAGCCCAATCCTTCAGCTTCACGATCTCACCGTCACGCCGGACGGCTTCGCGGCCATCAATGCAGTCTTGTTCTGTGATGTTCATGTCAGTTCTCCTCCATAGTAGCGAACCAATCGACTTCACCGGTCACAGCAAGGTGACGGAGGGCGCGGACAGCGTGAGATGCGGTGATGTCGAACACGCCCACGCCGTGTTCGTAGCCGGTCGGGATGAAGAGGTCGCAGGCGCGTTCGTGCTCCAACCCCAAGGCATCCCTTGCCCAGCCAAGCACGTTGTCAGCGCTCAGCGGACGGCGGTGGTCGATTCTCGTGGCCTGGCCAGTCGTGTCAAAGCGGGCCACCGTCCACCCGGCGATGCAGGCCGCAGTGCCACAAGGGTGCTTGTGACCATAGGTGCTCATGTCAAACACCATACCTTTGTGACCGGCTTCGATCAGGTCAGCGATTTCCAGGATGCGTTCTTTGTTCATGTCAGTTCTCCAAGAACGAGCGCGGCCGTCAGCAGCGCGATAATGGCCCACAGGGTAAACTCCCGGCGTCTGGTCATCCTCCGGCCTTCCTCATTTCATCCCATGCGATCCGCTTCTCGTCAGGCGACAGGCACGACAACAGGGGCTTGTTTGCTTCGATCAACTGGTCACGTGTCATTGGAGACACGACCCAGAGGCGGGTGACAGCCAGGATCCAGTCGAGGCGGGTCATGCGGCGCGCTCCTGCTTAATCAGCACGCCCGGCTCTACGCCGATCAGATCCGCGATGTATTCCAGGATTGCCTGCTTGCTTTCCTCAAAGCGCTTTTTGCCCATCGCCTTCATGGACTGGCTTTGCGCGGTAAGGTGGGTGACGGTTGCGCCTTCGATGGTGACGTAGGAAAACTCGTCAATCTCGCGGATAAATGCAGCCACCCGGACGGCTTCCGCCTTGCTGGCAGCGACAATTGACCTAACGTCGCAATACCCGGTTCGGATCAGCGCGCGTTTGCGCAAGTGGTCCGGGGTCGCGGCCCACGGCTGGCAAGAATGCTCATCAGGCAGGCTGGCCCATGCTTCCGCAATCCACGCGAAAGCATGGTTGTGGCTGGCGATGGACCGATCTTGCTGCGGTGCCATAGTGATGATCTGGCCCACCTCATACGCTTCGCCAGCGATGCGGGCCTGATATGAATTGGCAGGCTCAAATGCCGCGCCGGTCCAGCGTGTGAGGACGGGCCGGGTCATGCGGCCTTCTCCTGTCCAAACCGGGCTTCAAGATCGGAAACCGCCGCGTGAAGCTCACCGAGGAAAGCCTCGACTTCGCTTTCCAGATCGGCGATGCGCTCGTCATCGCGCTCGATGCGCTGGCAGAACATCTGCATGGCTGCGGGAAGGCGCGGGTCGAAAGATACAAAATCGCACCAGCTCCGATCCGTGCAGGCCATCTGCCATTGCATCTGGATGATGTAGTCGGGGGCAATCCGGCCGACGCGCAGGGTTTCCAAATGCGTGGCCGTGTTCGGGCACTTGATTTCGACAAGCCCTTCATTCCCCACAAGGCCATCAGGGCTGGCGCCGGATTCGTTGATGCGCGGATGCTGGATAAAGCCAACCTCCTTCACCTCAGCATCGCGGTAGAACTCATAGGCCGTGCGTGCCTGCGGCTCGGTGTCGTTACCCCAAGCCATCGCGCCAGACTGAAAGGTCTCCTCGCGATAGCCGGTCAGCCGCTCGCAAATGAGCTGCGCCAGATAGTTCTTGCGCGATGCCGCCGGGCCGCTTTTGGTCTTGCGAACAATATCAGCAATGCGAGATCCGGTAGCCTTGCCCATGCGCTCGGCAAACCATTCTTCTGTGCGTTGATCAGCCATTTGCCCGCTCCCTCCGACGCGCCGCCAAAATATCGACGGCATCCGCGAACCTTTCGGCGGGCAGATCGTCCAAAGCCTCAATGCGCAGAACTCGGCAGAACTTGGCCTCGTTCACGCTGAGCTCCTTCATTTCCCGGCGGAGATTGGCCAGATGGCTTTCTCCGATGCGTTCGACAGAAATGCGCCCGGCAAGATGTCCGTCATCGTCGCCCGGATCGTCCTGATAAATCAGATTAAGGATCGCGCCGGCAGAGTACCGCTTGCCATAGGAAAGGGACGAGCCGACGCCTTGCACAACGTTCTTGCTGCCGGACGTGTCAATGGGCAGGCGAAGCGTTGTTTGCTCGCTGTGGCCCTCACGGTGCGCCAGGACTGCTGTAACGTAGAGGCAGCCGTCGCCTTCCTCGGTGCGGAAGGACAGGCCAAAACCATGTCCGTGAAGAACAGGGCGGATAAGCCGGTCGGTGTCTTCCCATTTGCCATAGGTAGACTGCACCTTGTCATCCCGGTTCTTGATCGCACCCCGCTTGGGGATGACTGGCAGATCCGGCTGCATGGCGGCGAAGTCGGCGTTGAATGCCTCTTTTGCCGATCGGTCCAAAATGCGCTGCTGCATATCAAGCAGGCGTTCCATTTTGGAAACATCGACGTCGGGGTTCAAGGCGGCGCGCTCGATAACCGAGACAATCGCCGCGGAATTGCTTGCTGGCGTCTCAGGCTGATCAGCGATCAGGGCGTGGGTGGTCATAATTCAGTCTCCAAAAAAGCGGGCCGGGCGCGTGAGATCAGGGCGCCCGGCCCAGTTGGGGAGGGGGTCAGGCCAGCGCGAGGAAAGCCGCGAAGGCGAGGACGAGAACGGCCATCACAAGCGAGCAAACCGCCTGCATGCCGTATGGGGTGAGGATGGGGCCTCGGCGCATCATGCTGCCTCCGGGCCGTCGCCATCGGGATAGTCCCGGACGGGCTGGCTGTTCGAGGCAATCAGGCGCGGGCCACGTTTCGGCGGTGCGCCCTTCTTGGCGTCGAAAATAGCCGCGTATCCGGCGGGGGTGAGCTCGAAATCAGGGGTTTCGATCTCGGCACCGTCAGCAGCCAGCGTGAGGGCGTCCAGCGCGGCGTTGATCTTGGCGCGCGCACGCTCCAAGTTGCGCCGGGCGCTGGTCAGCGGGATGCCGGTCGGCAGGCCCAGAATGCGCGCGGTCGCGGTCTGTTCAATCGCTGCGGTGAGCGGGTCGAACACGTCGCGCAGCTCATGAGATGCGCGCTCAAGGTGCGGCAGAAAAGCCATGTCAGCCTCCAATCCAGAGAAGAAAAATCAGTGGGGAAACGCTGGCGGTCAGGGCCGCAGCTTTGATCCAGTCGGACGGGTAGACGGTGGTGTTGGAGGGGCCGGTCCAGCTCATGAGGCGGACCTCGCGTCTTCCAGCTCCCAACGAAGTCGGGTGACGAGCGGGCGCCAATGGGTGTCGATTTCCTTCTGGGCGATCTCGACTTGGCGTTCGCGCTCTTCGTCAGCAGCTTTCAATGCCCGATCCCGCGCATCGACTTCGGATTGAAGCGGATTGGGGATGTTGTGATACCCCTTCGCTTCGCTCTCCATGCCGGCAGCGCGCTCAATGTCTTGGGATATAACTGCGACCTGCTCCTTGGTTGCCGCAACACCGGCTTCCTCCAGCGCGCATTCGACGGCCTCTTGCCAATACGGATCGATCTCGCGGCGGGTCATGCGTCACCGCCTTTCGGGGCGGCATAGGTGACGCCTTCAAGGTTGTGCAGCGGGCCTTCAAAAATGACCGTTTCACCGTCGAACACGCGGACTCGCTCCATGTCGCAATGAAGGCCCGGCAGGTCGGCCGTCACGGTGATCCGTGTTACAGGGCCGCATTGCTGGAGGGCGCCAGAGACGGTCCGCCAGTATTCACTCCCAACTTGATAGAAAACGCCGTCTTCGCCATGCTCGCCAACGGGAAAGCCAGAAACGAAAAGTGCTTCGCGGACCTCCATCAGTTCGCCTCCCGGATCTCATGACGCATGGCGTCAATCTCGCGCTCGACGCGGACCCGATAGAGCTGACCCTCGAAATCGACGCTCATTTCATAGAGGCCGGGGCCAACGCGGGTCAGGCGATCCACTGGCAGCGTCTGCCCGGCATCCGACTGGCGGGGGTCGCGGCCTGACAGGCGGGCGCGGATCACATGGGCCAGCCTGTCAGCGAGAGTGAGAGGGCTGATACGGGGGGAGAGACAGGCGGGGAGGGCGCTCATGCTGCCTCTCCCTTGGCTTCGGTGTCGCTAAAGTCTCGCGGCCCCCATGACGCGACGCGAAGACGCATCATCTGGATGAGCAAGGCGTACTCGCGACCGTAAAGGTTGTCCGGGTGCGTGCGCTTGACCGCAGCCGCAAACTCATCAAGCGACCCAGAGAAGCACCCACGATTGACGGCCTCACCGTCCTTGGTCCGGTAGAGCGTCAGCGTTCCGCCTTCGCTGCCGACATGGCTGACCCACAAGACCTCCGCATTGCCGGAGACCCACGCATCGCCGTAGACCTCCACATTGCCGGAGACCCACGCATCGCCGTAGACCTCCACATTGCCGGAGACCCACGCATCGCCGT